AATACAACGAAGCAAGCATCAAAGCCTTCATGAAAGCACAGAAAGGAAAGAAATACGCTAGAAAAAGCACTCCTAAAGTACCAACTATAAAATGATAGAAGTAGGAAGCGATTTTAGCGGAGTTGGTGCGTTTAACCAAGCCCTAAACAGATTAGAAAAGGATTATAAGAAGATATTTGCTTGCGATATCGATAAATATGCAAGGGAAACCTATTTACACAACTATCCTGCCCCAAAAGACTTCCCGGAAGATGTCTATGAGAGGAAAATTCCAAAAAAACCACTTGATTTGTACATGACTTCCCCCCCCTGCCAAAGTTTTAGCCTTGCTGGACATAGAAAAGGGGAAGATGATACAAGAGGAGTGCTTTTCTACAACTCCCATGAGTTTATTCAGAAAAATAAGCCACGTTATTTCATTTTTGAGAACGTTAAAGGACTTTTAAGTGATGATGAGGGCAAAACCTTCCAAAGATGGTGTGATTATCTTGGTGGAAAGTCTGTAAATGGCAATCCCGTGATATTTCCGCTAGAACAAAGCGTACCTTACCACATTTACTACAAGGTTTTGAATGCGAAACACTACGGAGTGCCTCAAAATAGAGAAAGGATTTTTATTATAGGCATCCGTGATGATCAGGATAATGATTTCACTTTCCCAAAACCAATGCACCTTACCAAAAGACTGAAAGATGTCCTTGAGGATAGTGATAACCATAAGTATCTTTCTGATAAAAAAATAGACAAGATAGCCAATTCAAACTTTGCCCAAGAAAAGGACATGATACAAGATGCTAATGGCGTTTGCGGTGCTTTACTCTCAAGAGACTATAAAGACCCAAAATGTGTTGATGAAAAATACAATTTAAGTGAGGAAGCAATAAGTAGGCTAACCAATGAATCTCAAGGCTTTCATTCAGACATTAAAACACCTGAAGATATAGCATCGTGCCACGGAGCGAGAGATTATGAGAAGTTGGCAAGAGGTATGAATGTAATTAAAACCGTAGATGAGAAATACTACTTGAGCGATAAGATGATAGAAGGATTTTTAAGCCACAAAGACAGACATGAAGATAAAGGAACAGGTTTTGGATGGAAGCCAAAGACCGAAGATGATATTGCGAATACTATTAGGGCTAATGCGTCTTTATGCCCTACAGATAATTCGATTAAACAAGTCGGAAAGATAAATAACTCTCAAAGTGGCAAGATTTATTCCTCAGAAGGATTAGGTGTTACCATCACGGGATGTGGAGGTGGACAAGGAGCAAAAACAGGGCTTTATACAGTTCCGAGTGACCAATTAAAGATTGTTGGAATGCTACCAAATGAAACCTACAATGACTTCTCAAGAAGAGTCTATGATTCCGAAGGTTTAGGTAGAACACTAATGGGTAGTGGAGGCAATTGCAATGATAAAGCAGGGCAGTATCAAGTAGGTACACGTATTAGGAGATTAACCCCTCGTGAATGCTTTAGACTCATGGACTTTCCTGAGACTTTCAATTGGACTGTTTCTGACACCCAAGCATACAAACAAGCAGGTAATAGTATCGTCGTTTCGGTGCTTTATGAAATACTAAAAAAACTAAAACTATAATTATGATAACAAAATGGAATGATATTATAAACAGAATAGCAGAATTAAGAAAAAACATAGAAACAGCAAAGACTACTGATGTAATAGAAATATCAGTTGAACTAATTAGAATAGAAAGCCTATTAAAGCAATTAACTTTAACCGATGTTACCAAACGTACTTTTAGGTGCTTAGGGTGTAAACATTATGACGTAAAAGTAATTAACGATAAAGGAGTAACTGCAAAAGTCTGTAAGGTTAGAGAAAATGACATTAGGGTAATTGTAGATTTAGATGCACCAAATTGCACCGACTTTGCATTAACTCAAGAAGAAATAAAAATATAAATGGATACTACTCCCGAAAATCAGAAGATACAGAATTTAGTCTCAGAACTGAAGCCTATAGATATTAGATCCGCACTCTTTAAATCAAAGGATTTTAATTTTATTGTTACAGGTAAAGATGAAGATGGTAAAATATGCACACATCTAAAGCAAGAAGAGGCTCTTCAAATACTAACGGCTAATATTGTAGAGGAGTTTCTGTACGGTGGGGCCGCTGGTGGGGCTAAAACATGGACAGGGTGTTGTTGGCTATTGTTTATGTGTATTAATTATCCCGGAACACGTTGGTTTGTTGCTCGTAAAGAACTTAAAGACATCATCGATTCGGTTTATGTAACCTTCAAGAAAGTGTGCGACACTTATGGGTTCTCAGACTACAAGTTTAACGGACAAAAACACTTCATTCAATTTGGTAACGGCTCACACATCAACCTTATTGAGGTAAGCTATAAACCTAGTGACCCAATGTTTGAGGGAGTAGGTTCTACCGAGTATACGGGAGGTTGGATGGAAGAGGTTGGTGAAATACACCCTCAAGCCTATATCGTGCTTAGAACAAGGATAGGTAGGCACTTAAATAAGAAGTACGGCATAAAGAAGATGATGTTTATGTCAGGGAATCCTAAAAAGAACTGGACTAAAACACAATTCTACGATAAAGATAAAGCAGGCACAATTGAATCACACAAAAGATACCTTGGATGTCTTGTTACTGAAAATCCTTTTATCGAGAAAGATTATGTTGAGAGTTTAAGACGTTTGGCTTCAGAGGACAAGGCTTCATTTGAGAGATTGTTTAAAGGGAATTGGGAATATGAAGATAATCCAAATGCCTTATGTGATTATGAAATGATTGAGGCAATATTCTCCAATAACCACGTTCCTCAAGGACAAACTTTCATAACTGCGGATATTGCACGTTTTGGTAGTGATAAAGCCGTTATTTGTGTTTGGAGAGGGTGGAGACTTATAGAATTAAAAACTTTTGACGTTTCCAAAACAACCGATATACAACTACTTATAACTCAACTAAGGTTAAAGTATCACATACCCAAAAATAGGTGCGTAGGTGATGCCGATGGTGTTGGTGGGGGTGTTATTGACAACACAGGTATCAAGGCGTTTATAAACAATGCGACACCTATAAGAGAACAAGGTGACAATCAAAACTATAAAAACCTTCAAGTACAATGTTTATTCCATCTTGCACGGATAATCAACGAAGGAAAGATTTGGATAATGTGTGAGTTGAGTGAAAAACAACGAAGTGATATTAAGCAAGAACTTGACCAAATACATTCCAAACTTAATGACATAGGTAAGTTGGACTGTAAAAGCAAGAGTGATATAAAACAAGACATAGGTCGCTCCCCGGATTACAGAGATGCCATCTTCATGAGGGTTTTCTTTGACCTAAAACCTAACAAACGTAGGTTTATGGGTAGTATTTTGAGATAGTATCAAATTTTTTTATATATTTGCAAAGTCATGCAAGATATAAAAAGCGTTAAAGGGCTTTTAAAGGTTAGAATGAGGTAATTTCCAAAAGTTACCTCATTTTTTTTGCTTAAAATCTATTTTTTTTACTTAAGTTTATTATGAAAAAATTTTTCATACCTTTACGATGAACACATTTTATTCTTTAATTAAATGAAATTAAGCAATTCTGAAGTTGAAAACCTTATATATGCAGGCGTTTCCGAAGAGTTAAAGCTTGCTAGTAAGCTTGCAAAGGAAATGAATATGCACATCACAGGTGAGGGTGCGAAAGAATATTTAGAAGGTTTAGACCAATATGAGAACTCTAATCAGAAGATTCTTCGTGAAAAAATAATGAAATCTAACAAGTCTGTATTTTCTTTTATACTTAGACCTTTAGATAAAATATTCTCGGCAAAAGGAGGTGCTATAAATTATAATCTTAATGATTCTAGTATCGCAATAGTAAAAGCAGCGGTTAATGAAGTTGCAGATGGTCTTAATATAAAAAGGTATTTAAAAAAGGTTGTCTTAAAGAAATATATTATAGACCCTAATGGTATTATTTTTATTGACCTAGATGATCAGGGTAAACTAGATACATCTTTTGTTGACTCTAAAGAAATACTATGGTACAAAAATCAAGGAAATAAGATAGGGGCTATCATCTTCAAAGGTGAAGTTAAGAAAGGTGCAGACGATGTAACTAGGACATATTTCAGAGTAATAGACGATGAATTAGATAGAATATTTGTAAAAGAACCTAGTAACGATGGTTCTAAAGGAGAAAAAATAAGAGAAGTTGTCGGTGATAGACTTGATAATTTCTTTGGATATGTTCCAGCTATGGTTGTTGGGGATGTAAAGAACCCAAATAAAAACCTTTTTGATAGTTTCATTTCAGATGTAAACGAAGAAGCTAAAGATTTACTTCACGATGTTTCAATAAACAAAATACATAAAATCTCTCAAGGTTTCGCTAAATATTGGCAGAGACCCGAAGCTTGTACTAAGTGTCACGGAGAAGGTGTAGTCAAGTACGAGGAGGAAGCAGGTTCTGATGTTTGGTTAGAAGCGGACTGTACCTCATGTGGAGGAGCAGGCTACAAACAAAAAGTATCACCAAGTGATGTGATGATTGTACCAATTCCTGAAAAAGATGAAGTTGACCCGGCTCCAAATGTTGCTGGATACGTCAATCCATCTATTGAGATATGGAAAAAGTATGATGACAACATAAGAGATACCCGGAACTACCTTTTCCAAGTATTATGGGGAACTACATTTGAACAAGGAGGTAAAAATGAAACTGCAACGGGTAGATTTATAGATACTCAACCAGTTCAAGATAGACTTAGAGATGTATCACATACATTCTCTTTAATGCACCAATTTATACTTAATTGCTACGGCTCAATAACATTAAATAAAAGTGATTATAATGCTTTTGTGAGTTACGGCACAAGATACGTTATAGAGAGTCCTGACGAGATTCTTAAGGTGTTAATGGAAGCAAGTAGAGAAAAGGTCTCTGACCTAATCCTACAAGATATGCGTAGTAAGTATTTCTATGCGGAATACCAAAATGATGAAGTAGAACTAGCCAAAAAGAAAAAACTGTCTAAAATAGAGCCTTTTCCAAACATGAGTGTTAGTGAGGTTGTGGCAACGGAACTTATTGGTGATGAAGAGAAGTTAATGAAAATATACTTTATTGGATGGCATGGAACACTTAGTGATGCCGATATTGTATTGAAAGACGAAAAACGATTAGAACAAGAATTAAAATTATATATTAAAACTAAGTCAAAACCTAAAACAGATGGAAAAACAGAAGAAATTCAGAATAATGGAATGGCATAGAGGAGAATTTATCCCTCTTAAAGTCACAACACCCGATGGAAAGAAAGGTGAAGGAAAAACAGTAAAAATTACACAAGAATCGGCTGACCAATTAAATCTTGATTTTAGTAAAACAAGAGGAGTTGGTGTTCAGGTTAAATACGTTCTTGTTGACGAGGATCAGGAAACTGAATTATCAGAATTAGCTAAAGAATACCAACAACTTTCTAAAAAGAAAGCATATCATGGTTGGGATGCTAAAAAATTAAGAGAATTAATTAATGAACTAAAACAATAAACATGAAACACAAAGTTGAAATTTACACCAATGGGAGTTGGGTTACCGAAAAAGTAGCCACAGAAAAGGTGGAAAACGAAGTCAAAAAAGAGAAACATATTAGCAAAGTAGAAGTTAAGTATGCTGATAAGATTGTTAGTATATCAGAGAAATACGCTGAAATTTTAAATCAAGATTCCAAGGTAAACGGAAAAAGATATGTAAAGTTAGCTACAGCTAAGAAACCAAAAGCAACAAAAAAATAGTAAAATGATTAAAAAGGAAATACTAGAGAAGATAGCGGGTATGCTTAATCTCGACGCAGAGGAATTTGCACAAGGAATTACTTCTGAAAATGAAGTAGATATTACATTACCTGAAGGACGTTTTCTAACGACTGAACAAGAGACAACTCTCAAAGACAATCACGGAAAAGCACGTTATGACGCAGGTAGTTCAGCTGCAAGGGAAATGCAGTTAAAAGACATGAGTAAATTGGTAGGATTTGAAGAGTCTATTAAAGACCCACAAAAATTCATAGATACCCTTAAACAAACTGTCTTAGACCAAGCAAAGATTGAGCCTAATAAAAAAGTATCAGAATTAGAGGCATCATTAGAAACACTTAGAAACACAGTAACGCAAAAGGAAACTGCTTATACAGAATTACAAAAGGAAGTATCAAACGTTAAAACCCGTTCGACGCTTTTAGGAGCAATTCCAAAGCTTGCTGATATCGGTCTTAAAAATGAAGATGTTTTAGATTTATTTCTAAAAACTTACGAAGTTAGAGATGGCGTAGTGTATAAAGATGATAAGCCAATACAAGATGATATGGCATCAAATCTTGGAGTAGATAAAGTCCTTAGTTCATTTGTATCAGATAGAGGATGGGATTATGTTGAAGGAAGCGGCCCAAAAGGTCGTGGACGAAACCAAAATCCAAACCCAAACCCAGGAGGAGCATCAGCTTCTTTTGAGGACTATGAAAAGGAAATGAACGAGAAAGGACTACATCCGGGAAGCCAAGAGGCACAAGCGTTGCTTAAAACGTATGTAGATAATAATCCAGAAATTTTAAATTAAAATGGCAAATTTAACAGCAACACAATTATTAAAGGCTATCACGAAGTCTCAAAACGGTATCATGGGTGATGCAGAAATGAGAACGTGGGAACATTCACTTTTAGCTATGCTATTAAAGAATGACAATAGCGTATTTCAAAACAGTAATGCTTTGAAACAATCAGACGAACAGCCTACTAAGGCTATATTGTTCAACAGAAACTCAATCGCTTCAGGAACTGCAAAAGAGGCCGCTCACGCTGCCGCAGGATTCGCTGATTCTTTTGAAAAAGATATTGCGTACTTGAAAAGAGTACAAAAATTCAAAGTTTCTTACAAGCAAGCTGATAACAATCAATTCACTTACGAAGAGATTCTTCAGCACAACATCAAGAATGCATTGATTAACATATATGAGGATTTATCTTCTTATAATACTGCATGGCTTGATACAAACCGTAGCCAAGTTGCTACTAGTTCAATTATGGCTTTCGATGCCGTAACGAATGACCAATTTGATAATGCATCAGGTGACAAAGACCGTTTCTTCGATTACATGAAAGCAGCAATGAGAAAAAACAAATATCGTCCTATGTACGATGTTGTTGGTGACCAAGTTAATGCAGCTGAATTCAGAAGATTATCAGCACAAGGAGCAGGTAACTCATCAAATGAAACTTACCAAATGCCAGGTTTAAACTACATTGAAGAAGAGCAATTAACTGCTTCTGCAAATGGTAGTGCTTATGCTTGGAGATCAGGTATGGTTGGAATGACAACTTGGAATGAGCCTCAAAACCGTAGAGGTTTAGGTGACCCTGGAGCAAACGAAGGTATGTTTACAACTTTCCAAGATTCAGTTATGGGAATCAGTCATGATTTACATGTTCACAGAAGTTTAGTTGATACCTCAGGAGCAGGTGGAAATGTTCAAGATGTAGTTGATGAGTACGAAATGACTACAATCTTTACAACACAAGGTGCATTTGAGAGTACTGCAAACGCAACACCAATTTTTAAATTCGTTCAAGGGTAAGATATGGCTTCGCATACTGAAATAAAAGATATATTGATAAATAGGATTGGTTGGAGACAAGAAATAAAATCTCCAATAACAGTCAATGCTACGAACCTAACTACACAAAGTGGTCGTTATTTTCAAGACGAACATTCGGCAGTTAGCATACATAACATCAAAGACTGCCAAAGGGTATCAAATATTTCCGATAAGGAAATGAATGACTATCTTGGGCAACTTAGAGAGCAATCAATTTATCAGATTATTTCAGATGTTTTTAGTAAGACAGACATTAACGAAGATGAGATAAACGCAAACATTACGATGTTTGATCAGGTTATTTTATTGAGAATGGTTATTATAGTCTCTGAGATTATTATTACGAGTTCACGCTCCAATAAGACTCAGAGATTCTCAGACGAATTCATTAATAAACTTCATTTTGATATTATCGGAAGTTCCAATGTTAGATTTGCTGTTACAAATAGAAACTATAAATATTCTATGGGTATCACATCTAGATATGGGGCTGAGATATTTGAATTAAAGAGGTTTTTTGGTCAAAACAAAAAGTTGCAATCCATTTCAAGGGGCGAAGCTGTTAATATTAATATTTATCCAGGCAATGAACTATAACCTAAATAACCCAATAGGGATAGATAAGGAAGTTCAGAAGATACAGAACTACCTACATGGTAGTCTTGTTGAAAGCTGGGGAGATATTGATGCTTATGGACGAGTTTACAAGAATAGAAAACAACTTGGGTTTATACCTGAGGTTTACAAAGGAAGAAACGAGTATCTAGATGCATTTTATGATGATTCAGAGAATGCAAAAGGAATAATGTTTTTCCTAGAAAACCATGACCACCAATCTGCTGATGGGGTAGTTTTTAAGACAAGAATAAAAATTTGTTTTATGCTAAACCTTGATGAGATCGGGTATGATGATGACGAAAGGGCTGATGTTGTAGTGCAAGAAAAAGTGGTTTCAATCTTAAACAAGAGCGCAATTAACAATTTCACGATTACAGGACTAGAGAAAACCGTTAGGAATGTGTTCTACGGATACACTTACACCGATGTCGAATTAGAAACAGATATGCATCCTCTTCACACTTTTGCAATTATAGGGGATTTAGAGTATTATTTAACTGAAAAATGTAATTAAGATGGCAAGAAAAAAAGCAGAAAAAACAATTAAAAAAGGCTCTAAGTTATATCCCTTAAAAAGAGCAACTGTGGTTGGGAACGAACTTAAACCGAAAGGTGCGAAAATCGCCCTAACGGTAGAAGGATACAAATTTTACAAACAACAAAATATAGTTTAAAATGGCATTATTAGGAACAATTTATAATTTAGTAGAATGCGGAACATCAGCCGTATTAGGAACAGGTACAAAAGGTTGTACTCAATTCTTGAAGAAAGCAACATCTCTTTGGATTACTCAAAAAGGATTCAAATATGATGGAGCTTCAACATTAGATGAAGAATACGCTCAGTTAGAGCAAGCGAAAGGTAATTTGATTGTATTAAAAGGCATCAAGTCTTTTGCAGACAATTCAAGTGACGATACGATTGAAACGTTAGAAGATGGAACAAAACAAGTTGCAACACTTGGGATGTACGAGTTCACGGCTACGTTTATTAATGGTTTAGCATTTCACGCTGCTTTACATTCATTAAACAGTTTTGGTTCTTATGATATCTCTCTAGTTGATAGAGATGGTAACATTATTGGAACAAAAGCTTCTGATGGTTCTTTAAAAGGATTCTCTGTAGGTATGTTACAAGGTTCAAGATTAGCTTTCCCAACAGACTCAGTAGGTCAAAAAGAAAGTATCTCATTCCAATTCTTGGTTAGAAAAGAATTAGATAGCAACTACATTTATATCCAACAAAAGAATCTTGGGTCATTTGAACCTCAAAATCTTGATGGTGTTAATGAAGTAGAGGTAGTAGCTTCTATTCCTGCAAGTACTTCAGTTGTATTTACGGCTAAAAGTAAGCAAAATCAAAACCCTTGGGTTGGTGGTGTAATAGGTGATTTCCAAGTTACAAGAGATGGTGTTGCTGAAACTGTTACTGATGTAACAGAAGCACCAGCAGGTACTTACACTTTAACAGTTGCTACGCTTGTGGCAGGTGAGGTTATTACTGTAGGTCTTTATGATATAGCGAACTCTAGAGATGTAATCGTGCAAGATGCAACGCTTTACAAGTCTAATGTAGAGAGCAAGTTAGCAGTATAAGTACAAGTATTGATTAATAGCTAAAATAAGAGCCTTTAGCGTCATGTTAAAGGCTCTATTTATATCATGACCGTAGTAGCCAAACATATAAGGAACTTACTCCATCTTGAGGAGTTTATCGACGATTATGCGAAGCAAATAGTAAAGGAAAATGCAGATGAGATAATTCGTGTTTTACAAGATAAACAATTAGGTTTAGGTCAATACTCAACTGGCAGACCATTAAAGTGGTCTGATGGTACGGGTTTTTACTCTGAAGCGACTCAGTTATTCGCACAAGCCTTACCACATCCAATAAAGGAAAAGGCTCCAGGAGATGCTTACAACTTTCAATGGACGGGTTCTACTTTTGATTCAATGGTTCTTGAAGCAGATGCAAATGAAAGTTATAGTATTTTTTCAAGAGACGGAAAAGAGGCGTTCTTAAAGAAAACTTATGGTGATAAACTGTTTAAATTGTCTGAAAAAAATAATAAATGGATTAATCAAAACATTATTGAGCCAAAATTAGCTAAATTTATAGAAGAAAATTGGTGGCTACCTATCATATGATAAATTTATTTAAAAGGAACAAGAAAATAATCAAAGTCTATAGAAACTGCTCAGAATTATCTATTTTTAATTTTGACATAGTCTACAAGACTTCGGACTATCGATACCTATTAGTTGATTTTGATGGGTATAATGATGTGAAGTTACCTAAAGACATAGACCAAACTTGGAAAAACATCTTTGATGAATGGGTTAAAGCAAGTGATAATAACGAAATACTTTATTACTATCAATTAATATCCGAAGTAGCTTATTTAGAGACAAGATTTAAAGTTGCAGAGATTTTGTTGCAACAAATACTACAAAGAGAGATGAGCGAATCTACATTAGATACGTATATTGAAATGCTTAGTAAGTGGAAATACAAATACAATAAGAAAAACGACAAAATAACAGAATTAAACAGACTGTTTACTCAACATAAGGCTTCAACTAACAAATTAGGGCTAAAAAGAAGCGAATTAAAAGCTTTAAATAAAAATAACAACGGAGAAGGTGTCTCCACTCTAGAATCGCAAGCAGTAACGCTAGAACAGATTACAGGAAAAAATAATATCGACCCAAAAACCACTAGTGTTTTAAAGTGGATTGAAATATGTAAGGTTGCAGATAATTTAAACACTCAAAGACGTAGTCAAAATGGAAAATAATTATAGTAGTGCAGTCACAAAAGCAAAAAAGGCTCTTAGCGACATCACGGGTGAAGTTGTAAAGTTGGATGAACGTCTAAAAAGCACTATTGCTCAATTAGAGAAGTATGGCACATCACAAATCCCAAGCAAAACAACCGACCAATTAAGGCAACAAGCAGATGCTATCAAGAGACTTGAGGGTCATGTCACTAGACTTAATGCAGCAAATAAGAAAAGAAATACGGCATCAAAAATTTTAACAGAAGCCGAAGCAAAAGAAAGGGTTGAAGTAGCGGCTTTAAACAGAGACATGAAAAACCATGTATCCACATTAAGTAAAGTTGTTGGAGGTATGGCAAAACTTACTGCGAAGTTGAAAATAGCAAAAAAAGCCTATTTAGATATTCAGACTGAAGGAAAAAAGGCTGGTGAATCTCAAAAAAAATATAATATTAGGTTAAAACAAGCCCAAAAAGAGTTTCAGAAACTTCAAAATAAAGCAAATGCAGCTAAAAAAGCAGTATCAAATTTCAGTAACACTAGTTTTGGTGGCTTAGTTAGATCCGCTAAAAGTTTAATGACTGCTTTTGGAGTTATTGGAGGAATTACATTATTTGCAAACGCAGCTAAAGGGGCTTTTAATTTAACTAAAAAGTTAGACTCAATGCGTTTCTCTATGCAAGCAGTTATAACTAATTCAAGAGAATTTATTGAATCTCAAGAATTCCTAAGACAAATTGCTCAAGATTATGGTGCAGATTTACTTGTCGTAACTAATAGATTTATAAAGTTTAGAGCTGCAACACAACAAGCAGGATTAACTGCAAAAGAAACACAAGCAATATTTGGAACAATGACCAAGGCCGCTGGTGTTTTAGGTTTAAAATCCGATGAACTACAGGGTGTCTTCTTGGCATTGGAGCAAATGGTTTCCAAAGGAAAGATAACCACAGAGGAACTTCGTAGACAATTAGGTGAAAGATTACCTGGTGCGATGGATATCATGGCAAATTCTATGGGAGTAACCACTTCTGAATTAGACCAAATGCTAAAAAAAGGTCAAGTAATCACCAAAGACGTTCTTCCGGGCTTTGCGAAACAAGTAGAAATCGCTTTTGGTCTTGATAAAATAAAAAAAGTAGAGACTTTACAAGCGGCCACAACAAGACTTAGTAATGCTTGGGTAATATTAGTTGAAGATTTTAATAAAGGGAACAATGCATCTAATCTATTGATGAAGGTGTTTGATGGGTTGGCTAAAAACCTTCCTTTAATCGTAAAAGGAGTTGGTTATTTAATAGCCGCTTGGGTTGGTTTAAAAACTGTACAATTAGCACTTGTCGCTCAAACATATTTATTAAATGGAGGATTAGCAACACATTTATGGTACGTTAAAGCAAATATAGTAGCCGCTTGGAATGATGTTCGTGCAAAAACTGCTCAAACAACTTCAACAGGTATTCTTGCTACTGCAACAAACATATTAAAAGGTGCTTTCATGAAATTATGGGCAGTAATGATAGCAAATCCAATACTTGCTTTAATCGCTGTTGTAGCCGTAGTAGCTGTATCTATGAGGGATTTTGGAAAAACAACATTAGAAACGGCTGAAGAATTGAACGCATTGCACAAAGAGACATTAGATCAGGTATCTGCTTCGTCTAAACTTGTTAATGAGACAACAATTCTTATGCGAAGATATGAGGATTTACATTATATTCTTAATAAAACTGTTGAAGAACAGAAGGAATATAATAAGGTGGTAGCTGAAATAGGAAAAGCGTATCCCGAGGTAATTGTTTCTGTGAATGAATATGGTGTTGCACAAGAGATAAATTTAGGTATTCTAAAGCAATTACTCGATAACGAAAGACAATTAGCTAAAGTTAGAGCAGAAAACGCATCTGTTGACTTATTTGGGTCTTTAGAAGACCAAACAGAAAAATTAGCATGGATTGAAGCAGGAAATGCGGCTTATGTAAAAGGAGCAGGTAAGGTTATAAAAACTTTTGGTGAGTTGAAAAGCGTAGTTGGTGATGGTGTAAATCAAACACGAGAACTACTTAAAGGTGATAAGTTAGAGGCTTATTTGAAATGGGAACAGTCAGCTTTAAAGGCTAAATTGGAAACAGAGAGACTGACAAAAGCACTTAAAGACCAACAAGAACAACTTGCAGACCCTGAGGGTTATGCGGCAAGGAAAGCAAAAGAGGCACAAGACGCTATAGATAAAACTAAAACCCATATTAAAATTCTACCAGGTTTAAGGGATAGTCTAAAAAAAGCCGAAGATTCTCTTGCTGAATTTGGTAAAAAAGGGTTTGACACACTAGAGAAAGAAGGTGTTGAGAAGGTTAAAAAATTAAGAGACAGTATAAAAGAACTACAAACAGAAATAACAGAAATAACAGGTGAAAGCTTCAAGAAAAAGAGAGAACCATCGGATAGTAAAGCCGAGAATGAAGCAGAAAGAAGACTTCGTGCATCTTTAAAGTCTAATCAAGACCTTTTGACTGCTCAAGCAAAGACTGAAAAAATAAGGCTTAATGTAATTATCTCTGCAAATCAAGCAATATTAGACAACGATGAGTCTACATTTCTTGAGAAAATAGATGCAAGACGCAATATTGAAACAACGTCTAATACTATTGCTAAAAATGAGGCAGAATATCAAGTAGCAATGGCAGATGCCGTGTTGCAGTATTATAAAGATAGTGCTAAAAAGACAACTAAAGAAAAAGAAGACGCTCTAAAAGTTTTCTTAGCTAAAACTCAGGAGATTGCTGAAAAACAAGTTGCAGATGAAGAACAAGCTAAACAAAAAGGATTAAAAAATACTGATAAAATATTTAAATCTGAATTTGATAAAAAGAAAAAGTCTATTGAAGACCAAAAAGCTTTAGATTCAGAGGAAGTTGAAGAGATAAGTAATGCTCAAGGTTTATATGCAACTGAATTAAAGGCTCTACAGCTTAGTCTTGCTAATAAAGAGATATCTGTCAAAACTTATAATAGCAGTTTAGAAGTATTAACTCTAAAGCACGAAAAGAACATAGCCAAAATAAAGAGAGATATCCAATTAAAGACTCTGAAGGATACTATTGATATGTGGCAAAAACTTATTGATGCTGACCCTTTCATGAGCGCAGAAGATAAGTTAGAAGCAGAAAAAATGCTTGCCGATGCAAAGATGGCACTCTCTGATCAGGTCTTAGACAATGAATTAGAAAATATAGCTACAGAAAAAGCGGCAAGAGAAGCTTTTGTGAAAGTCAGAACAGAACTAATAGGTCAAGCATCCACTATACTTGCTGATTCTTTAGGTCTCGACGCAGACAATTTACAAACTTTAATGTTAGATGTTGTAGATGGTTTTGGTAAAAGTGCTGATGATATTCTTGGAACAATAGGAAACGTTAGTGCAGTAGTTGGAGATATTATGTCTTCTATTCATCAAAACAATATCGACAATATAGATGAACAGATACAGAGAAACAAAGACAAGTATGCAGAGGCTTTAGCTGATGAAACACTATCTGTAGAGCAAAGGTCTGATATGGAGGCTGAAAGAGATTTAAAAGAAGCCCAGCTAGAAAAGAAGAAAAGAGCAGAAAGAACTAAACAAGCCAAAACAGAAAAGGCATTTGCAGTATTCCAAATAGGTCTAAAAACAGCTCAAGCAATACTTGGTATTTGGGCAGAAGTTCCAAAATTTGATTTCGGTATATCAGCAGGTCTATTGACAGGTATTGTTAGTGCTTTAGGGGCAGGTCAAATGGCCGCAGTATTAGCCGCTCCTATTCCTAAATTTGAAAAAGGAACAATGAATGCACCAGGAGGAATGGCATTGGTAGATGAGAAAAGACCTGAAATTCATACTGATAGACATGGAAATATTAAAAGTTTTGGTGCAAACGCTCCTAACTTAAGGTATCTTGAACAGGGTGATAAGATATACAAGTCTCATGAGGACTTCTTTGATTATGGAGCAAAAGACAGTATACAAAGGTCTGTTTGGAACATGAATACCCATAACTTGAAAGCCGAATCACAAGATAAGTTCTTGGCGATGGAATAAAAAAGATGGTACAAGCATTGGACAGAAAAAATATGTCAGTAAAACTTAATCAAAAGATTAATGTAGCAGATGATTTAAACTTTTTATTCTCTAAAAACGATACTTTATAATGGTTTACCAAAGAGTTAGATACAGATTAATAGATAATGATAGACAAAAGGAGTTGTGGCTTGAAAACGACCCTAAAGGGTGGAATGAGAGCGAGAAAACCTTAAAACGAAGCGATAAAACGTATGGAGTTTTTACTGAGTTGTCTAAAGGCTTAGAATTCTTTGAGGAAGGGGCAGATTTCTTAAGATTAGCCAAGATTAATAGAGATATTGAGGCAAATGTTGTTTTGGAAGAATGGAGGATGCATCCTCAAGAAGACACAGAATATCGTCATAGTAAAGGAACTTTAGATTTTAGCGAATATGAAGAGACTATTCTTGGAATAAAAGTTCCGTTTAAAACAGGAGGTCTGAATGCTATAATCAAATCCAAAAGGGCAGAGAAATTTGAACTAGACCGTTTGCTTTCTGTTAAGAATGAAAATATAGATGCACTACTTAAAAAAAATGTTGAATTCAAAGGAAGAGACATCTATTTAATAACAACTTGGGATACAGAAGGTAGTAATCAAGAAATAGGAGATTTAGGCTCGACAATAAGTCGTGTTAATGCAAATAACAATACAGGAAGGACTTCAGGTGATATAAATTCATTGCCCATAAAAATCATAGGTCAATCCCACGAGCCTTGGGCTACAAGTGTTACCCCGGTAAGAAATGATGGTGATGGAGAAGGAGGAATCACTTATACTTTAAGTGCTGGTAATATGTTTTTCCTAAAAACAGACCAACGTAGAGAGTTGAAAATAGATTTTAAATATGATTTTATCGCTCGATTTCAGCAATACGAAGATATCGATTGGTGTTTCTACAGACTTTCATTGTCTAAATTCTATACAAATGAACAAGGTCTTCTCCAATTCAAAGACAGAAAGGTTATCCATGAAATAAAGACCGCAGATGCACCAACGTTTCCTGACACAATTCTTTCAGAAGTT